TTAATTAGCTACCCTAGAAAAATAGCCAAAGCTATTTTAGAATTATCATCAACATACAATATCAAAGTAAATACTAATGATGTTATAGTACAAACAACATCACAGTTAGATACAAGCACTACTATGAATAGTTATACAGGTAAAAAAGAAATACATCTATTAGGTTATAATACAGAACCTACTCTAACTATTACTCAAGGTATACCAACACCTATGAGAGTAATTGGCATAACTCAGGAGGTATATTACTAATGTGTGATCCAGTAACATTAACAGCAATGCATACTGGGATGACTTATCTGGGTAGTTCTAGTATGTTGGCTGGTACTAGCATAGGTACTGGTTTAATAAATACTGCATCTTTTATTAATACATCTAGTGGTATATATAAAGCAAGTCAAGCAGTGACTGGTGTACTATCTAGCCCAATAGCTAGTATAGGTTTAAGTGCAATGCAAGGTCGTCAATCAGGTGAAGCAGACTTACAAGCAGCACAAAACGCAAGATTACAACAACAACAAGCTAGAGATAATGCTGATAGAGAAAGACTAAAATATAGATCAGAAGAATTAGAACGCAGAAAAAAATACATAAGTGACCTAAGTAGTTCCAGAGCATTAATGGCTAAGTATGGTTACACAGCACAAAGTCCATCAGCTAATGCATTACTTAGAAAAAATAGAGAAACATATATGCTTGACCAAAATGCAATACGTATGACAGGAATAGACCAAGTACTTGCACAAGAAAGGTCAGCACAAACATTTGGTGAAGAAGCTAAACAACTAACTAAACGTGGTAAACGCGCACCATTAAATGCAACATTGAAAGGTATATCAGATAACTTTAAAACATTTAGAGAAACCGCTGCAACCAAACTATTAAAATAAAATGGCACTTAAAGACGAAAGAACAAATAAATATGCAGGAGCAATAGGAGTAGTAAGCCCATCTACTGCACGTATTGATTCAAAAAGACAAGAAGCAAACCTGTTTGAAAGTCTTGCAGATAGTGTTGCAAAAAATGCGTATTCATCAGCAGTACAAACTGGAAAGATAAAAGCGTCATTAGCAGCAGATACCTATCAATTTACTAAAGAGAATAGAAAATTTACTATTAATAATCCAAATGGTACGCAAACAGAATATGAAAGAGAAGTACCTATTCCTTATGAATTTCCACCTGAGTTATCTCAGTATTCAGATACAGCTACATTTGATGTATTTCAAGAAAAAGTTGCTAAAAGATATATAAGCGAATTAGAGACTGTTTCATCTGACATAATATTAAAAGAAGAATCTAGAGCCATTATGGATGGCGCAGAACAAATGGTATTTGAACAAGGCGTTAGAGGTGCATTAGGTGATTTTTATGAAAGCATACCACCAAATGTAGCGAACGTATTAAAACTATCAGATGAAAGATTAATAATACAAAGAGGTAGAATAGTACAAAATAATTATAATGAAATACAGCTAGAAGATTTAAACACGTATTCAACAAATGCACAATTAAAAGCATATAATTATACACATGAATTGTTAACAAATGGTCAATCTACAAAAGAAGCAATAGATTTTTATATAGACAAACAAAAAAGTTCTTCTGGATCAAAAAGTTTTAATAAGAAAAAAATAGAAGAAACTACAAAAGTGATACAGGACATGGAAAAGTTATATAAAATACTTGAGCCACATATTGTACCTCATGCTAATGATGACACAGATAAACTTGCAGATAGCACATTAATAGCAAATGTATTTTTAAATAAATCAGGTAAGTCAGTAACTTTATCTACTAACAAAAAATTAGATATAACATTATTAAATGACATAGATAACAAAGCAATTAACCAAATTAAAAACAGATTAACAACAGTTAATGGTGCAAATGAACAGTACCAAAAAGTAAGAAAAAATAAACAATTTATAGATAAAGCAATAAAAAGAAACGATATAGATAATTTTGGAATGACATCTGGACAATCACCAAAAGATGTAGCTAAAATGTTATTTGAGACACCCGGTTTACTCAAAGATGTATATCAACAATACTTAACAGATATTCCTCAAGATGAAGACCATGTACCACAATATGATAATCCTCTAGCTGATACTGGATTTAGAACGACATTATTTAATCAAGGACTTGTACCTAAATTTTTAAGGGAGGATATATCTAATGCTATAAATAGTGAGAATCCAGAATTAATATATGGAAATATTACGTACATAAAAGAATTAAAAAATTCAGGTGTTGATTTAAATAAAATGGGATTTACAGAATCTGATGAAGATATAATTCATACATTAGGTAGAGCAAGACCTACTAGTCCAGATGGCACAGTACAGTCTACAGAAATACTTAGATACATAAATAATAGAAAAACAGCAAATGAATTAAAATCTAGAGAAAAACTTACAGAACGATACTTAGCAGATGTAAAAGAAAAATATGGCTCATTAGATAAATTCGACAGAAAAATATCTGAACGTTTAGATTTAGTTGTAGCTAATCAAACAGAAGAAGTACGTAATACATTAGATGATGTATATTATGGAAGTGTAGTTACAGGTAGTATAAGAAGAGCAGTCATTAGAAGAATAAATAACGCAGGCGCAGAGTTAGATGACGATATGTTAGATGACGTTATAACTACTGAAGTTCAAAAATTGTTAGGTAGCGGACAATATGCATTTAGTACAAGAGGCATAAGATTTAGAAAAGAGGGTAATATAGAAGACGGTTTTACACTAGGCGATGTTATAAGCCCAGCACAAGCAATTCCTGATTTTATATACAATGCAGATGCTGTAGATAGACAAGGTGTATTTATGTACAATGCACCAGAAGCACATCATGGTATTGATAATAGTGTAGAGTATCTTGTACCTTTTGCAGAACAGATGGTAAAAAATCACTTCGATGAATTACAAAAACAATATCCAGATTCTAATATAATACAACCTGAAAACATTGC